GAGGACGAGAGGCCGCGGAAGGCCGTGTTGAGACGCAGCGCAGAAGCCTCGCTGCTCGCCAGCGCCGCGGGAACATCGTTGCCGTAAATTCCCTTGAGCTGGCTTGCGATCGCGACGTCATCCTGCGACAGAAGCATCGTCTTGTTGTTGAAATCGATCTGTGACGACACTTTTGCCCGCGCCAGCGCTTCGGCGGCCGCGGCCGCGGCGTCCTTGAGCGCGGCGAATTTCTTGGCCTGCTCGTCGGTCTCCTTGCCGCCGTTTGCCTGCACAGCCGCGGTCTCGGCCGCCGTCGCACGGAAGCGCGCCAATGCCGCATCGCCGAGGCCAACCGCTTGCGCGTCGGCGAGCTGCTGTTCGGTATGCTTGCGCAATGAATCGATCGCGCGATCTACCCCATCCTTGCCGCCATCGTCGCGGCCGGGGATTTTTGTAAAGCCGCCGACCCCGGAGACATCGGCAGACATGCCCTTGAGCGCAGCAAGCTGCGCATTCCAGAAATTTTGCGAGCTCGCGCCGGCGAGGAGCGCCTGCGGGCTGGTGTCGGAAACCGCGCTGCCGCTGCCCTGGAGCCATTTCAGGTCCTCCGGGCCGAGCAGCTGCACCGAGCTGGAAAACGCGCGGCCGAACTCACGCCAGGTCTCCAGAGAGAAGATCGGAGAGTCTTGCCAGACCTGCAACGCTCTCGCCAGATTATCGGTGTCGATGTGGATCCCGCCCGAATCCGGAACCCCTGTCGCGTCCCGGAATTGCTTCAGGTTCTCATCGGCCGCCTGCCGGATCGCCTTGCTGTCGAACGAGCTGATGAACTTGCCGGCCTGTTCGATCAGATCGTCGATGATCGGCAGCAGGCCGGACAGCGCCGCTTTCATGTACGCCTCGAACTCGACCGAGCTTTTGCGCCACTCCCAGTCGAAATCCGCCGCCCGCTGAACCGTCGCGTCATCGATGACGGCGCCTGCGCGCCGCGCCTCCTCGCCAAGCCCCGCTATCGTGCCGGCGCCTTGCTCGAGGAGCGGAACCCACTCCTTGGTGAAGCCAAGCATCTGCGCGATCGCGATCTGGTCTTGCGGCGTCTGCGCGCGCCGCACCAGGTCCGCCGCAGTCTGCAGCAGCTGATTTTCCGAGATCAGCTGGCCGTTGGCATTGCGGATCGAAAGCCCGTTCGCTTCGAAGGCCTTCGACAACGTGTTCGCATTCCGCTGCGCGTCATTGAGCAGCTGCGCGGATTTTTCCAGGCCGCCGTTCATGTCGCTGTCGGACAAGCCCGCGATCGCGCCGCCGAACTTGATCGCTTGCAGATCCTTCAGACTGAGACCGACGCGCTCGGCCATGGACTGCATATCCGCCAGCTCTTTGTTGGCGCTCACGACCTGGTCGACGACGCTGCGGACACCGGCGACGGCCGCGATCATGCCGCCGCCGATGCCGGCGATCGCGAGCAACGTTCCGGAGATCGAGCTCGACACGCCCTGCGTCGAGTCCGCGGCCTTATCCATCGCCGCGGAAAAGCGATCGGCGCCGGACGTATCGGCATCGATCACGAGCTCGGTCACGACTTGCGACATGGCTTAGGTTTTCCTGCGATAGAGATCGTCCAGCATTTCGATCAGCTGGATCTCGAAAGGAGCCAGGCGGATGCCGGTCAACCTAATGAACGCGTCGAGATCGGACCAGGCGATCGGCTCGGCCGAAAAGCCGGACCGCCGGCGCGCGTGGAGCCGGCAGAAGGCCGTCCAGACGTGCTCAAGTTCGAAAGGGAACGGCGGCGTCTCGAGCTTGGCCTCGAGCTCGGCGCGCCTGTCAGGCTTGCGCGTCCGATCGAGCAGGCCCTCGAGGACCTGCCGGTAAGGGACACCGTCCTCGAGCGCCGCGAGCTCGAAATATTTCTCGGCGAAAGCCCTCAGCTCGTCGCGGAGGGCTGAATAAAATTTGCCTCGTCCTTGAGGTAGTCCGTGATCTGCTCCAGCAGCCAGCCCTTCTTGCGATCGAGCAGCAGCTGCCGCGCGGCGTCGGCGCTATACTCGATCAGCTGGCCGTCCAGCTTGATCGGCGTGAACCCCTTGGTTCGCGTCACGATGTTGTCGACGTTCTCGGCGCGCAGCTGGTCGAGGCTTTCCTCGTCCTCTTTCCACTTCTTGCCGTTGACTTGCGCCTGGCGCCTGGCCGCGGCGCGCTTTAGCGCGGCCTGCGCGACGCGGTTCGAAAGATCGATTGTGACATGATGACCTGGTCCGTAGAACGTCCAGGTCCAATCGACCGGCGCGAGCGTTTTCGGATGCCGGATGACGAGCTCGCCCTCGTCTTGCGCGTCCACGGCCGATAGATCGAAATCAGTCATCTTGTCCCCTTGTCTCAAATTTTACGACCGCAACGGCATCTGTTGCGGTGCATGCTTGCTCGATGAGTTGCACCGAGAGCTAACGTTCTGAGGCTACTTCAGCTTTCGCGGCATAGCCGACATTGCCAGACTTGCTGCTGGCTCGAACTGGTCGCGAATGACCCCGTTCCGGACATTCACGGATGTGCGAACTGTTGGCTTGGGCGCTGGCGAGCGGTATACCTTTGCTGCGTGAACCGCGCTAACATATGGACTTGCCGAAGTGCCCGTTGGGCGAAACGGCCAGCGGCGGTGCCGTCCGCGGGATCGTAACTCTCGATAACGAGCTATGCCTTTTTCCGTTGATGCAATGCGCATCGACCGCGCGTGCGCACGCTGAATGCGAATGCGGCCCAAAGACGGAAGTGGGGGAGTAGACGTTCATGTGGCACCAGACTAGAGCCGTGCTGCTTGGGGCAGCAATTGTCGTGGCGACCCTGAGTGGTCCCTCTGCGTCGTACGCTGCTGAACCAGACAGGACCGTACTGCCGTTACCAGTTCCAGATTTCGCGGGCAAAATCGGTGAAACCTACAAGGACTCGACGCCCGACTGGACACCTGCTCTGCCGCTTCAAGCCCCGAAAGGCGCGCCTAACATCCTCATGATCGTGCTTGACGATGTCGGGTACAGCCAACTTGGCTCGTACGGGGGTCCGATTGAGACGCCCAATCTCGACAAGTTAGCTTCGTCAGGTCTCCGTTTCACCAATTTTCACACGACAGCTCTGTGCGCGCCGACGCGTGCCGCGCTTCTTACGGGCCGCAACCCCCATGCCGTTGGGTTCGCGACGATCTCAGAATGGGCCACCGGCTATCCCGGCAATTACGGCAGCATTCCCAAAAGCGCCGCGACCATCGCCGAAGTCCTGAAGCAGAATGGCTACAACACCTTCGCCGTTGGCAAATGGCATCTCACTCCTTACACGGCGTACACCGCTGCCGGTCCCTTCGACCACTGGCCCCTCGGCATGGGGTTTGAAAAGTACTACGGGTTCTTGGGTGGCTTTACCGACCAATGGACCCCCTTGTTGGTGCAGGATAACCAGTTCGTTGCGCCTCCGCGGCGCGATGGCTACCACCTCACCGACGATCTGGTCGACCACACCATCGCCTACATCCGCGACCAACGGCAGGTGGGCACAGGCCGACCTTTCTTTGCCTACCTGGCCCTCGGGACGGCCCACGCGCCTCTCCAGGCGCCCAAGGCTTACATAGCGAAGTACAGAGGCCGCTTCGATCAAGGTTGGGATGTGGCGCGCGAGGAAACCTACCAACGGCAGAAAGCGATGGGCTTAATCCCGCACGATACGGCGCTGCCGCCCCGCAACCCCGGCGTTCAAGCCTGGGCCGATCTGACCAGGGATCAAAAGACTGTTTATGCGCGCCTGGAAGAAGTCTTCGCGGGCTTCCTCGACCATGCCGATCATCAGCTCGGGCGTCTTTTTGCGGCCCTAGACGACATGAAGATTCGGGACGACACCCTCATCATCGTCTTATCGGACAACGGGGCGTCACCGGAGGGTCTTCAGAACGGAACTGCGAATACCGACCGTTTCCGCAACTATAATCCGGACACGGTCGAGGAAATGTTGGGACTGCTCGACAAGCTTGGTGACCCTGATACTGATCCGCACTATCCCATGGGCTGGGCCATGGCAGGCAACGCGCCATTGAAGCGCTGGAAGCAGGATACGCATCACGGTGGCAACACCGATCCGCTGATTATTTCGTGGCCGAGGCAGATCAAAGGTGCAGGTGAGTTCCGGACGCAGTACCACCACCTTGTTGACATCGTGCCGACCTTGCTGGAGATCACCGGGCTGCCCGCCCCGATATCGGTCAACGGTATCAAGCAGATGCCTCTTCACGGGGTCAGCATGGCCTACACTTTCGGCAACGCCGACGCGCCGACGCGGCGGACGACGCAATACTACGAGATGCTGGGTAGCCGGGCGATCTGGGTGGATGGCTGGACGGCTGTGACGTGGCACAAGAAGGACACGTCCTGGGACGATGACCGCTGGGAACTCTATCACACCGACGGCGATTTCTCGGAAGCGCACGACCTCGCAGCTGAGCGACCAGATAAGCTGCAAGAGCTGCAAGCTCGCTGGTTGGAAGAGGCCAGAAAATACAACGTTCTCCCACTCGACGATCGGCGCTACGAGCGGACCGCGGATCCGACGCGGCCTGTGGCCGCGATCGAGAAGCCGTCCTACGATTACTTTCCTGACACCTCGATCTTGCACCCGCTCGCCGCTCCGCAGCTTCTCGGCCGCGAACACACCATCACGGCCTACGTAACGATCCCGGACGGTGGGGCGGAGGGCGTGCTAGCGTGCAGCGGCGGCAAGTTCGGCGGATGGTCCTTATTTATCAAGGATGGAAGGCTCCGATACACCCACAATTATCTAAAGATCAAGGATTACGACGTGGCATCTACCAGAGAGGTGCCGATCGGTAAGCGGCGTCTCAGCGTCCACTTCACGCCCAAGTCGAAGTCGGTCAAGCCTGACTTCTTCACCGGCGATGTGAGCCTCTTTATCGACGCCGATAAAGTGGGTGAGATCAAGGACATCAAAATGGCTGGTCAATACAGCGCGATCGGCGGCTACGGCCTACTGATCGGCCGCAATACGGGGACGCCGGTTAGTCACAGTTATGAGCCACCGTTCACCTTTACAGGCACGATCGAGAAAGTGACGATCGAACTGGATACGCCCCCAAAGGTGAGGTGATACCCACGCCCGATGTGTATCTCGAACGGTCGTGGCCTCGTGGCCAAATGTCCGTACATGGCCCATCGCGACATTTGCTGCGGTTGCACAAAGGCGGTCGGTATCGGAGCAAAGCCGACATCGATTGCTTCTAGGCTGCCGTGGTTTGAAAAGAAATCATGGTCGGATCGAAACCGTTCGCGGTATCGGTCGCGACGCCGACCAGGCCGGCCGGGATCGCGATGGTTTGCGTGCGCGGGCCGCCCTGCTTGGTGAAGGCCGAGGGATCGACGCTGCCGAGCGTGAAATTCGGCACCGTGATCGACAGAAAGTCTTTCGGCTCGGCCGTATTGTCGACCGCGAGAACATGCAGCGTGTAGCGCGTTTCCGCGATGAAATCCGCGAGCCTCGCGAGATCCTTGCGCAGCGCCGCTATGTTCATGCTGACCTGCAGCGGCGCCGTGAAGACGTCGGGCGAAAATTTCTGGCCGCCCGATCCGAACGTCGCCGGCGCCGACGGCGAGATGTCCATCGTCAAGTCAAACGATGTCAGCTCGATCAGGTCGACGCCGCCGAGCCGGATGGTCGCGTCGACAACCGCGAACGGCGAGTCGACCGTCGCGACCGGGTTTGCAAACATCGGCGAGGACCCGGCCGCGAGCGCCTGGATCTGGCCGGTGCCAACCAGCGACGGATCCGCCGTCAGCAGAGTGTTTGCCGAGGACATCGAAAACTTGATCGAGCCCCAGACGGCGTCCTGCACGACGGTCGATTGATCGATGTCGCCCTCGTACTCCTCAACCGTGAAATACGATTTGAGCAGCGTTGCAAGATTGATCAGCCGCTTGCCCGGCCTGGTCAGCGAGCACGACGTATCCGCGACAGCATTCGCCGTCAGCGTCTCCGCGGTGAAGATTTTCGCGCCGGACAGCGCCGCAACGCGCAGATTGCGATTGTTGTTCGACGCATCGGGCAAACCCGTCGCCCGGATCACGTCGCCGACACGGAAACCCATCGCGATCGGATTGCCGGCCTGCAGGTTGATGCCGTCGACGTCGGTCGTCAGCCCGGTGAAATCGGCCTGCGTCTTTGTGAGAACGTTCGCGTCCCACGTACTGCGCATGATCGCCTCGATGATCGGATCGAGCGCGCCGAGCGAGGCCTCGGCGCTATAGGCCGCGGTGACCTGCTGGGTGCCATGACGGCCGCGCGTCGACATGCCGTCGCTGCGGATCTCGGCCGAGGCGATCGCCTGCTTTGCAAGCTTGACGCCGGCGCCGCCGGCGATGCGCAAGACGTTCGCGCCGGCGCCGTTCGCCGGCACGCCGCGGCCGGTCTGCTTTTTGTAAGATACCTGCGCATTGGATCCGGTTTGATAGGTCGACATTGCCGCGAGCTCCTGGCGTTAGGCGATGAAATAAAATTCAAAGGAGATTGCGACGGTCACGCCGAACCAGTTGCCGTCATCGCTTGATGAATCGCCGCCCTGCACAGACGGGCCGTAACAAACGACCTTCGCCCCAGGCTCGGTGTTGTAGAACGTCGCGGTGCGGAACACGTCGCCGGCCTGGCCGGCGAGCGCGAGATGCGCGGCCAGGCCGGAACCTGTCGGCACATACGTATGAATGAAGATATGGCCCACGGTCAGCCAGGTCTGATTGCCCGGCAGCCCGACGCCGCGCAGCGCCGTTTGCGCCTGGATCACCTCGAAATAGATCCACGGTTTCGCCGGCGGCCAGGGATTCTCCGGCGGATTTTCGTTCTGATACTTTACCGGCGCCGCGTTGAACGCGCCCTCAAAGCGCGCCCGCATCGCGGCGACGGCGCCAGCCCAATCAGCCATTACCTGCCCCTGATCTCGAGCGCCGGCTGTCTAACCAGCCAATCCTGGCGCGCCTTCTCCGACATGCGCCGACCAGGCCGCAGCCGCCGAGAGAAAGCCGCGAAGGCCTGCACGCCGCCGAACCGGACCGGCATGAAAGTGAACTTGACGGCGGCCCGGTTGGCGTATCGGCCCGCGACGATCAAAGCGGCGTCCTGATAGACATGACCTGGAATGATCATCTTGGTGCGGCCCATTTCGATCTTGCGCGCATACGGAACGGGATTGGAGATGTTGATCTGATCACCAGGCCGAAAGGCGCTGACGTCACTGCTGTCGACGACATGGCCATTCAAGAAAACCATGTGGCTGTCGCGGTAGAGCCCCGGATGCTTGTCGCCGATCGAGCCGACCGGCGACCGATCGCGCAGCGTCGCGAGCGCGAAATCGACGATGTCCTGCATTGCCATGTAACGAAAGATGATCCTCATCCGTCACGGCACTTTGACGAGCTCGTCACCCTGCCCGCCGGTGACGATCTCCTGCACGTCGATCGGAATGATCGCGCCGTTTTGGACCCGGTCATCCTCGGCACGGATCGCGCGCAGCATCTCCCTGCGCGCCTTGATCAAGGCGTTCTGCTTCGCCTCGAGGATGTTCTGCCGCGCGTTCAGCGGCGTGAGTCCGGTACCCGTCAAGGCGCCCTTGAGCAGCAGACCGGCCTCTTCACTCGTCGATATCTCGACCGCCTGGTCGAGGCGCCGGCGATAGTCGTCTTCATCTAGAATGCGCACCATGGGCTTTAAGCGAATTCAAAATGACTCTGAGAAGCGGGTTTCGAAGTCGCCGGGCCCTATTGAAGGCTCGCATCCCCGGGATGCCCCATGATCCCGCCAATTTGACCAGTCGTGAAGCCGCACACCTTGGGATCGTGGCCGCTCGTATGCACATGATCGGGGCTCGTTTGATACGGAGTGATTAGGATGCGTTCCGCTTTGGCCTTAGGCCTGTTGATCACCCTGTGTGCTTCTGCCAACGCCGAAACGGTGCATCACTTCCGCACGCGCCACCATGTCACCATTCAGCCCAGCCAAGGTATGTGCGTCCCTCCGGCGTGCTACCAGTTTCCGGGCTATCCGCCCTTACCTCCGGAGGCGATTAGAACCCATGACCCGTCCACCTTCGGAGGCGGTTGACGTGGCAGTCTTCCGCTAGCCTCTGACCGTAAGCTCGAGCGCGATCAGGACGCCGGCGTAACGTCGCGCATCATCATCGGGATCAAGGATCGCGAACTCGCGATCGCGAAAGAACAGCTTGTCGGTTGTGAGCAGCGGCAGCATTGCGGACAATGCGACCTTGCCTGCAGGCACAGCGGCATCAGGATCGTTGACCAAGATCACCTTGCGATCGGTCAGCTTGATGTCGCCGACGATGTCCTCGGCGCCGAGGCGTTCCACACGCCCGCGCGCGATCGCCTCTTGCACGATGACGCGATTTGCGCCCGTTCCGGCGTATCGGCGGACCGCAATGTCCTCCCCGATTTCCGCAAAAATCGATCTATATCGCTGAAGCACATCAGCCGCCATCATCACCACACATACAGAAAGACATCTGGCTCTATTTGCTGGCCGCGCGCTTCGCGTCGGCCTTCGTTATCACCGCGAGCTCGAGCCCAGCATCAAGCACAACAACGCGGCCCGGTAGGTTGAGACGTCGTTCGAGTTGCGCACGGAGCTCTGAAGCCATGACAGAGGTGATCGACTTCGTCGGGCGCACAGCAAGCATGTCGTCAGGACCGAGCGCGAGCCTTGTCACTTCGAATTCCACATCATTCAGCATGTTCACAAGCAAACTCCTTCTGTCAGGCGACGGCTACCGCCGGCCGACGAAACGGCGCGATCGAGGCCAGCACCCGCGGCGGCAACAGCTCGGGATCGCCGACCGCGCCGACCCAGAACTGGCGGTCGATGACGCCGGGAATGGATTCAGATCGCAGCGTCGGATCGCGGCCGCGGCTTGCCCAATAATCCGACACCAGGGCG